ATGCCCGCGTGGTGGGACTCACCTACGAGTCATCCCCCGCCAAACTGTCTAACTCTCGGGAAGCCACTGCATGGGGAACAATTGTTGTTCCTGGATTGAAATCTAGTGCGTTCAGTACAACAAAACCACCAGTCTATCTGGAAAATCACTACGGGGTGAGTGGAGTGGAGTGTAAAGATGTCTCTGGTTGGGTATACGATGTAAAATTCACCACACCAATGGACTCAACTGATTATTGTGTGATTACCAGCACCGAACAAGAGCCTCTAGCAGAAACAGAGATTATCACATCCGCAAGTCGCGGGACTATTCCCACAAGTGAAGAGTTTTCTTATACAGTTCTTCAACGTGCCGATCCAGCAGAAGTAGACGCACGAAATCGCAGAGACTCGTTTCGTCTGCGTACATTCCGACAAACAAATCGGGGAATCGGATCAGTGGTTATGGCTACGGACACTGCTACGACCACGGTTGCGGCAGGAAACGCATCTTACAAATTATTGTACACTTACACACACAGTGGAGCGACCCGTGATTTAGTGTTTCGTTGGGAGTCAATGATAGACACCGGAAACGCATGGTACAACATTAAAGTAAAACGAAATCGTGGTGGCACCATCACCAATCAAGAAATGGCGGGACTGCCTTCGCCACAAGAAGCCTCATTTTTTTACTACTACCACTACGACACCGGTTTCGCGCAAACCAGAACTCCACACGAATTTAGAAAAATGAAAACGTTCATACGAGATGCAGCACCCGGTGATGTATACACTATTGAGGCTGCTCCAACAGATGTTAATGGAACCCTCATAGCAGCAAACACGGGCATAAACTTCAAAATCAAAAATGTTGCTGTTAATGCCGTAGACACCGGATTTCTCAGTACATACAACCATTGCCACGCTGGTAGAGAGCAACGAATTAACTTTATGGTTTTTGGAGGAAGAATGCGATATGGCACACAATAAGATCAAGAAGTTTTCTGCATTCATAGGTGAAGACTTTCCTCCACCCACCGTGCCGCCCACGAACACCGCTTCTGGTGCAAATGTGGCAGGTTTGCCTCCTGATCTTCCACCTGTACCCACCGCTGCACAACGCAAGAAGTCAAAAATTCTGAAGCGGAACCCCCCCAAGACCTAAATAATAGGTAACCGTTTCAGAAAGGAAGTGGCTGCATGATTAGTCCTGAACTCATTTCGTTGGTGGGTGGTGCTGCCACGGGATTCCTGTTCCGTTACATGGCGCAGAAGAGCCAAGACCAGAAAGAAATCTTTGAGCGGTTGATTGCTGCAAACAAGCAGACCACGGAGAACCAAGACAAGGCGGCGCAGCGCGTTCCGCTTGACATGGGCAAGGGCATTCGCCAACTCATCGTGCTGTCTGTGCTGTTCGCCACCCTGTTGGCACCGTTCATCCTGCCGTTCTTTGGTTTGCCAACCTTCGTGGAGGTTGACGCAACCACGCCAGAGGGGCTGTTTGGATTGATCCCGCAGTCCACCAAGAAGTATTTCGTTGAGATCAACGGCTTCCTGTTTGCGTCCGAAACCCGACAGATTCTGGTGAGCATTGTTGGCTTCTACTTCGGTAGTGCCGCCGCTTCCAACAAGTCATAAGGAGTAAGCCATGATCAACCGAGCATTTCTTCTGATGGCTGCGCTGATGGTCGCGGGATGCAACACTGCTCCCGTGATCGTCCCCGACACCACATCAGACAGTCCGATCATAATGAAACTGAAGCACCAGATACTGAACGGAACACAAATCACCAGCAACTGGGGATGGATACTGTGGTATCTGCCTGTGCTTGCTCTTGTTGTGGGATGGGGTTACAAAGAGTTCTTTGGTCGCAAGCGCGACAAGTAATCAATCGTCCGCCACGCGGACATCCTCTGGCAGGCTCTCATACATTTTCTTGCAGATATAGTACGAGTCAACAATATCTGAAACAGGACTCACGGACTCTTGACGCTTCGGTGTCAGGAGTCCTTTCAGATTCACTCCTGTTTCCTTTAGCCACGAATCGTACATGGCATTCTTGTCTGCGTTGCCCTTGCCTGTGGCGTACTTCTTCACCTCGGTGGGCGGGATGATGGTGACAGGAATGCTCAACTGGTACAGTTTGTATTTGAGAATTCCTGTGTTCTCTGCGATGTGGAACACCTTGCCACTTGCCGAATACGCATATCCCTCAAGTGCCACATGGGTGCAGCCCATCACGATGTCCAGTGCCCAGTCTGCAATGGTTTCGTAGCGGTGCTGATCGTTTTCCCAATCGCTCAACCGCTCACCAAATATGTTCTGTGTTCGAATTTCGCTCTGCCGCTTGTTGTCCGTCAGAAAATAGAACGAGCAGCCGCTGTACGAGAATCGTCCCGTAGAGTTTGCGCGGAACAGACACACGGCTGGACCACAAAGAGAATAATCAATTCCTGCTATCACCATACCCGTATTTAGGTGGTCTACATAAGGATAGAAAGGAGGAATCCACTATATGATTCCAAACATACAGACCGAGAACTACAATGAGACAGTCCTGATCCCCGTTCTTCAGGACAAGGTGACCGCGCTACTGAACCAGACCATTCTGCTTGAAGCCAAGTTGCAGATTGCAGAGAAGCAGAAGGCTGCGATTCAGAAGCGGTTGGACGAGGCTCTACAGCCCAAGCAGACGAGCGAGCAGAACGCCGACTAAAAAACTGCAAGCCGACAACAGGACTCTTTGTGTGCGGGTCAATTGCATGGGGTATCCTCCATTGCTGATATGATCCAATCGCGGAAGAGATCAAGCCTGGTAGCGGAGTTCTCGTATAGATGTCCCCTCGCAGTACCCAACGAGGAGATGATCCCAACGAGAACTCCGCTATTGTCGTAAATTGCCCCGCCTGAATCACCAAACCAAACGGTGCCGTCAAGGGGCAGTATTTTTAAGAGAGTGGGTTCCTCTACAAGCGTTCCGTAGTACCAAAACACGCCAGGATTGCTCTTGCGGCGTATTCCACCGCCGTAGCCTATTGCGGTCAGATCGTCCCCACGCGCCACCTGGTAGCCCTCCTGTGGCAGTGGAGCGGGTGTGGCAGGGCATGGCGCGTCCAAGCGCAGCAGTGCTAGATCCACGAAAATCACCTCACCAATTTTGTAATACGGATGCACGATCACGGAGCGAATCTTGAAGAATTCGCCGCCAGAGATGAACCAGTAAGGTGTTATCCCTTCCGTGCAGTGCGCGGCGGTGAGAACATGAGAAGCCCCCACAAGCACACCGCTGCCGTATACCGTGCCGTCCTCCCGTGCCAGCGCACCCACGGCGGTGTGTTCGCATTCAGAAATACGAGAGAAGCCCCGCATGAAGACTGGCTCCACGGGGGCTTCTACTATTTCAATCTCCCCGCTCTTCGGCGGGGATGCGCTCTTCGGCGCAGTAGTGGCGGCGATGTCCCATGCACAGGCTTGCAGCAAGACGAGTGCAAACGCCAGGAGAAGAGAATGGACTGCACCTCTCTTCATGTAAATATCTAGTGGACTTGGAGAAACAAAAATGTCTGGATTTGTAAAAAGAAACAACCGCCCGAAGGCGGTTGTCGGACCGGAGATGCTATCTCTGGTGGGGTTACTTTATGTAGTCAAGTCAACCACTTCGCACTTGTCGCCTGAACACGCAAAGGTCTGTGTTCCCTTCGTGGTGTCGGACTTCTCGTACTGTGTCAGTTCACTCCAATCAATGGACTGCGGCAGTTTCGCAAGGGCGGCTTCGTACTCCTCCCGTGTGCAGTCCTGATACGGAGCCTGTTGATAGGTGTGATCGGAGTGGGGCAGGAATGAGATGCCGCTGATCTCGTCAAAGTGCGCGTACACCCATGCTCCGACCTCCATCCACTCACCCTCACGAACGGTGACCGTGATGCTTGGCTTGTGTTCGCACCAGTGCCGCTGATAGGTGAGCCACAACTCCAAGTGTTCAATCGCGGTCATGTCATTGCGCGTCACCGATCCCACAGCCTTCTGCGGGAACGAGAACACCATCGTGTGATCAGGACGCATCACACACGGCTCCGCAGGGAATCCCTTGTCAATCATAAACTGGCACATGGGGTCTTTGCGGTCGGCACGAACAGTGCGGATGTAGTACTCGTTGTGACGAGCGTGGATGCCGCTTGCCGCATCGGTCAACTGCGACACCGTGCCGCTTGGCTTCACACAAGTAATAGCCGCTGCGGGGTTGATGCCGATCCGCTTCGCCCACTCCTTGTTCGTGGCTACTGCGTCAGCCTTGAGCAGTTCAAGCAGCACATTAAGATTGTCGCCCTGTGTCCGCATGAAGTGGTTGTCAAGAATGCCCGTGAGCGAAACACCAAGCAGGCACTCCTCTTCGCAGTTGCGCTTCCACTCGCTGCTGAGATACGGGAAGTGGGTAAGCGAGGCTTGCCAAGTTCCCAAGATAGCCGCGAGGCGCACCTTGCGCTTCAGCGTATCGGGAGTGTCCTCTGCGCGGACAATCACCTCGGACAGGTTGCAGAACTCCTTGTCGCGGAGAATGATCTCGGAGCAGGGGTTCGTGCCGAACTCGTAGGAGGCATCACGGCGATCCCCAAGTTTCTCCACCGTCTTCTGTGCGGCTTGGCGATTGAAGATGCCGCGCTCACCGCTCTTGGACTTGTAGAGCGAAAGCCACTCCTCCATGAAGGTGCCGATCTCGGGCTTCTCCTTGTACGCAACGGAGTTGTTTGCTAACGCTCTTTGGGGGTTGTCCAACCACCACTGCCCAACCTTTGCATCACGCATCCTCTCGTCCGTGAGATTGGATAGCGAGATAAGAGCCGATCTACGGACACCTCCGACAACGACAATCTCTGCAATCTTACAGATAATGTCGTGACATTCAATGGAGGTGAGTTTTCTGCCAGCACTCTTCTTAAAAGTGCTGACGGTAAATCGGAAGAGGTCTTCAAGCGGCTGAGGTCCACTTGCGCGTCCACCGAAAGTCTTGAGGCGCGCACCAGCAGGACGAATGTGAGACAAGTCCCATCGGGGGATTTGACCTCCAATAAGTAGGGATACCAGTTCTCGGTAGGCTTTTGCCCATCCTTCTTTGGAGTCCTTGACCACAATGAGAGTATCGCTGTTCGTAAACTGTTCAGCGATTGTAGGAAGTTTTTCCACATACTGCCTCTCCACGCTGAAGCCCACGCCAGTTCCGCACATGAGAACATACAGTATCTCATCAAATGCGCGAACCTTGTTCACCGCGATGTACGAGCAGTTGTAGCCTGCGGTGTTGTCGCGCTTGAGTGCTTCCCCTGCGGTCATCAGCGACCGCATGGACGGCATTACTTCAAGGTTGAGAACCGCTTCACGAAGTTCTTCGCGGACTGCCTTATTTATCTTGATGCCCCGCTCGGTGAAATGCTCGTCAAAGAAGCGGAAGTAACGGTCAACCGTTTCTTCCCATGTTTCTCGCCTCCGTTCAGATTCCAACCAACGGCTGTAGCGGGAAATGAAAATGAAATGTTGATAGAGCGAGGGAAGGTTCTTATATGTCTTATCCATTGAAATTCTCCGATATGGTCTTACAAATCCGAACAAAGTCTTCGTGTGATAGATTCCACTTGATGGTGTTTACATCTTTGTGTACCCACTGAATATTGTCTTTTGAGTATCCAAGTTTGCTGTTGATTCTGTCCAACGAGGCGGTTCCTCTTTTCCCGTGGGTTTCAAAAGTCAAAGGCACACCAAGATAGCGACATTTTCTACCTTGACTCTGAAAAACATCGTCCATTTCTTCTCTTGTTATCAAGAATGGAATGCTTCTTTTTTCAGCAGCCTTTCGTATCTTGTGAAAGTACATTCCAGTTACATTTTTTGCCGTAGAGTTCCAATTCTTGCAGTCATCAAACCGAACTCTATCTTTAATGCAATTGCAGCATCCACTTACTTTTCCGTATATGATGTGCCATTTGCTGATTTGTTTTTGGCATCCGCAATCACACTTTACTTTCCATAGCGTGACTCGTTGATTGGTGTATTGTGCTTTTTCTCCAGACCCAACGACCGTGTAGAGTCCGACTTTTTTGTTTAGCCAAGACTCTCCTTTATAACATGGCTCCATATGTTTTCTCCTATATCAGGGGTTTATGTCTAGTATGTATAAATCCTGATATCTCTCACGGTGGGTAGAGTATGTAGAGTGCATCATAACAAGAAGAGGGGCTTTCGCCCCCCTAAAGTATTCGGATGAGTATTTGGTTTACTGCGGGTTTGCGTGTCTTTGTCGGTATAGAGCAGGATCCACAAGTTCTGCCATGCCCTGTGGATCATATTCAAATTGTGGAAAGTCAGCAGACAAGAACTGACAAATTCGCGTTGTTTCTACCAATGGAGTGTTCATTAATGAATTATGTTCCACCCACAGCACATCAAAATTAGAATGTGTATCTATCCACTCTTTTGCGGTTTCCACTCTGCGAATATGATCTGGAATAAAATGCGAAAGATATTGCTCTTCTGTTTGCTTGAGTGGTCTTCCCGCTGCGGTTGTTCGTAACACTTCGTGTCTGTAAAAAGATTTGCCCACTTCTTGTGGACTTCTGGTGAGAAAAATAGTCTTGAATTGTGTGTTATTTGGTAGATTGCACAAAATTGTCGGAGGAAGAATCTTTAGTGCTTTCCCCGCCGAACCTTCCAGTACATCGTGGTTTCCGTTTTGTATGAAATACACTCCACGATGTTCATAGTATCCATGTGGATTACTTTCATCGGGTTGCTTGTGGTCATCCTGTATGACAGGTATTCCACAATGTGACAACATACGCATTGTGAGACTGCTACCACAACGAACGGAGCCAGTAACAATAATGGTGGGAACAGTAGACATCAGGATTTTTGATTGGGTTTTACTGTTGCCAAAGCAATAGTTGAAGATGTGGTGGGCTTCACACGGTAGTAATTTCCGTTCACATAATCATAAGTGTATGTGTAGTAATAATCGTAATCGTAATTAAACACTTTATGTGGAATTACCGACAACCAATTTTCAACGAGAAACGGTTGATCGGAATTGCCATCAAGATCAACCAAAAACGGTGACAAAACGGATCTGGCGTTTTCTTGTTCTGGACGACCTCCTCGTTCCGTATTTGTGTTTATTCCAAACTGACCTCCCCCATTACTTCCCCACCCCCATAGGGTGCCGTCATTCTGTACGGCAATGGTGTGAGAACCACCACACGCCACTGATGCCCAGTTGGTGTCTGATCCAATCTGTACTGGTGAATTTCTATTGGCATAAGTGCCATCACCTAGTTGTCCGTAGACGTTGTAGCCCCACCCCCATAGGGTGCCTGTAGTTTTTCGGGCAATGGTGTACTCACTACCACACGCCACTGATGCCCAGTTGGTGTCTGACCCAATCTGTACTGGTGAGTTTCTAGTGGTCGTGGTGCCGTCACCTAGTTGTCCGTTGCCGTTGTAGCCCCACCCCCATAGGGTGCCTGTGGTCTTGACGGCAATGGTATGTCCACTACCACAATCCACTGATGCCCAATTGGTGTCTGATCCAATCTGTACTGGTGAGTTTCTAGTGGTCGTGGTGCCGTCACCTAGTTGTCCGTAGACGTTGTAGCCCCACCCCCATAGGGTGCCTGTAGTTTTTCGGGCAATGGTATGTCCACTACCACACGCCACTGATGCCCAATTGGTGTCTGAACCAATCTGTACTGGTGAGTTTCTAGTGGTCGTGGTGCCATCACCTAGTTGTCCGGTGCTGTTGTAGCCCCACCCCCATAGGGTGCCGTCTTTTTTGATTCCAATTACATGACTACTTCCAAGTGAAATTTGCAAAAATTCTTCCGTCATGGCTTGTAGCCATCTAGCGTTTCCATTAGTAGTCAAAGTACTAGAAAATCCCTCTCCAAATCCTAGTTGTCCGTTGAGGTTGGATCCCCACCCCCATAGAGAATCCGTAGTCTTTACGGCAATGGTGTGGGAATTACCACAAGCCACTGATGCCCAATTGGTGTCTGAACCAATCTGTACTGGTGAAGTTCGTTGGGTCGTGGTGCCATCACCTAGTTGTCCGTAGAGGTTGTAGCCCCATCCCCATAGGGTGCCTGTAGTTTTTCGGGCAATGGTGTAGTAGCCACCACAAGCCACTGATGCCCAATTGGTGTCTGATCCAATCTGCACTGGTGAATTTCTATTGGTCGTGGTGCCATCACCTAGTTGTCCAAAGGCATTGTAGCCCCATCCCCATAGGGTGCCTGTAGTTTTTCGGGCAATGGTGTGGTCATTACCACAAGCCACTGATGCCCAATTGGTGTCTGATCCAATCTGCACTGGTGAGTTTCTAGTGGTCGTGGTGCCATCACCTAGTTGTCCAAAGGCGTTGTAGCCCCATCCCCATAGGGTTCCTGTGGTCTTTACGGCAATGGTGTGGGAATTACCACACGCCACTGATGCCCAATTGGTGTCTGAACCAATCTGTACTGGTGAGTTTCTAGTGGTCGTGGTGCCATCACCTAGTTGTCCGTTGCTGTTGGCTCCCCACCCCCATAGGGTTCCGTCTTTTTTAACGGCAATGGTGTGGTAGGCACCACACGCCACTGATGCCCATGTTCGTGAGTCCACGTTTACGGGAACAACTGACTCATTTGTTCTATTCCCAAAAACACGGGTAGTTATATCCTGCCCTGCCACAATAAAAGGTGTGGTGCTTTTTCGGGAAAATGTTCCCGCGTTTGTGGGTGAACCGCCGCGCATTAGAAGTTCTGCCCCGCAATGAATCCAAGCCATTCACTTCCACCATTTATGCTAACAAAGGTGAAAACATCTTTTTTGCCATTGGTGCTGGTAAGAGTTGGAGAAACTGCACCAGACCATTTTATGGAATTTCCCCATGTAATTCCTCGCGGAGTACCGTCTGCGGTAAGAATAAGAGTAAATCCAATGGAACGGTTTGCTGTTGATGGTGTGTTTGAAATTGTAAGGGTATTGATTGGTGAATTTAGCGTGACACCAAACACTTGTGATGTAGACAGATCAAGCGTGAGTCCGTTTCCTGTAATTCCAACTACCGCATACGGTTCGTTGTAATATTGTAGAGTGGGTTTGTATGCAGTGTTTGAATTAAAGTTGACTGTGCCGCCAAATGTAGCCGCAGTTGTTCCTGCCGCACTGATCCCCGCAGAAGCAGACAATAAACCACTGAATGTCGCAGTAGAACCCTGTAAAGATCCCCCGAGAGTCATACCGCCAGCAGCACTAATTCCCGCAGTGAATCGCGTGAGTGCGCTGAAAGTTCCTCCCGCTGCCGATATTCCGCTGGTAAACCGCACTAGTCCACCAAAGGTTGCTCCTCCTGCTGCACTGATTCCAGCAGTAACATCCAATTGTCCGTTGACAGATACTGGAGAGCCAGTTAAAGTTAGTGGAGATCCTATTGCGTCAACATCTATTGAACCACCACTGTTATCAATTACGATTTTACAGCCATTAGTGATGTAATCAACATCTCCCAAAGAAAGAATGTTTCCATCGCAGCGCAGTGTTAAATCACCATTAGCAGTTATTATTCCAGCGTCAGTTATTTCAGTAAAAGACCCACCAGATGCAGTAGATGCAACTCTGAAGATCGGAGCAGTCAATTGTCCCGTACTTGGAATAATAGAAACTCGCGGTGCTGTGGTGTCGGCTCTTGCAACAGTACTGGTTGTGGATGTACACAAAACGGGAAACAATTCCGAAGAACTACTGGTTGCATTTATGATTATACCTGTAGCATTTCCGCTCAAACCACCAATAAAGGTTATTCCTGTGACATTGCCTGTAAATGTCGCCGTAGAGCCTTGCAAAGATCCCCCAAGAGTCATGCCGCCAGAGGCACTAATCCCCGCAGTGAATCTTGTAAGTGCGCTGAATGTTCCTCCTGCTGCGCTGATACCTGCATTGAACGAGTTCAGTTCGGTGAATGTGTTTGCACCAAGCGATGCGCCCGTGACTGCACCAGTTAGTCCGTTGAAAGACTGTACACCCGTATTGGTGATTGTGACTGCACCTGTTGCACCAGAAACGGATATGCCTGTTCCTGCCACAGCAGCGGATACTCCTTGAACGGCTCCTGTGCGTCCGTTGAACGATGTCACAGCCGTAGTTGCAGCGGTTGAGCCGTTCACAGCACCCATCAGTTGAGAGGTGAGGGCAACCGTTCCACTTGCGTCTGGCAGAGTTACTGTTCGGTCGGCTGATGTGGTGGGTTCTGCCTGAAGAGTTGTATAGAATGAACTGGGGAATCCTAGTACGGTGAATCTGAATTTATTATCAGCGAAAGTAACAGGATTGCTGCCGCTTGGTTCAATTGATGAGGTTCTGACAAGAGCAGCAGACAAACCACTCAGGAATTGAACAATATTGCCGCTGAATGTTCCCCCAAAAGAACTGATGCCTGCGTTGAAGGAGTTCAACCCCGTAAAGGTGTTTGCACCAAGAGAAGCACCAGTGACTGCTCCTGTGTTGCCGTTGAATGACTGCACACCAGTGTTGGTGATTGTGACTGTACCTGTTGCACCACTAACAGAGATTCCTGTTCCTGCTACCGCAGCCGAGACTCCCTGCATCGCACCAGTGAGTCCGTTGAATGATGTAACCACCGATGTGGGCAGATCGTAGTAGGTGCTGCCGTCATTAGTGAATGTCCACTTGTCGCTGCTCTCGTTCCACAGCAACTGCACATTCGCTGATGTGCCGCGCTCAATCTCTACGCCAGCGTTCTCGCTCGGAGAACCTGTGACATTGGAGTTCAGCGTGATGATATTGTCTTCAATGAGAACCGTTTCGCTTGCGGTAAATGTGACTCCACCGCTGACCGTCAGGTTTCCTGTAACCGTCATGTTTCCGCCAACGGTGATTCCGCTGGCAGATATTCCTGAAGCGAACGACTGTAGCGCGGTAAATGTGTTTGCCTGTGCAGCACACACCCCGCCGACCGCACCAGTGAGTCCGTTGAACGATGACACATATTGCGTAATGGTGGCTGCACCCGTATTTCCGAAGCACAACCCCGCAATGTAGTTCTTGACCGCCGATGCCGTGGGGGTTTTGTAGGTGATGCCTGCTGCAATGTCCGCGCTCAAGCCGCTGATGGGTGCG